AACCAGAGTTTAAATAAGTTAAACGAAGGAATCGAATGGAAGCGTAACGATGAAGTGTTACAACGTGAAGATTGTGAAATCGCCTACATTGAATATACGAAATTTTTGTATAATAAATTACATGCAGAAGCAACCTTCAAACTTAATGCTAAACAGGCTATTTCTAAAGGAACAGATATCATAGTTGCTAAAATATCCGATTCGAAATTTAATCCTAAAACTACAGTAAAAGATATATCATACACCGGTATTGCTATTGGTGCGTTATATATCGAGAATGGGTATATTAAATATCGTCAGCTCATAGATACCATGCCTAAAGATTATGCGATTATCTTTACAATCAGATGGGATTTATTTTAATTATTTCGTAAATAATAAAATCGAACTGTAAAGTCAACTTTTAATTCACTTTCCGTTAAATTTTTATACCTTACACCGCATGTGGTATTATCTTTGATAGCAGGAGAACCTAACATACCATGAGAATGTGCGTCTGAACTTCCGTAAGTTGCAATAATTGTAGTAGCAAGCGGTACATAATCCTTAAAATTTATTGGTGTATTATCACTTATTGAAATATCGCTATTTGGAAGCACGGTAACAACTCCAGTTCGTACATCATTATATATCATTCCTTCGTTTAACTCACGTAAACTCTGGTTTACCTCATCAAATCCACCCTTGATCCTGTTCTCCAGATCATTCATCTCTTCCGCAGAAAAGGCATTTCCTTCTGCTGAGATCTGCCCCTCTGCTCTCGCTACGGTCACAAGTTCCGTGCTACCATCCTCATGTGTTAATTTTCTTCTGTTCGGGTACTCGGAAATACGATTCACCCATGTTTTTAAATTAAATGCCATGATAAAATCCTCTCTTTCTTATAAAAGTAATCCAATGCTCTGTCCGGCATAGATTTCTTCGCCTGCGTAATGGACAAAGTTTGAATTATAAACTTCATAAATGTCATGTAATATTTTCTCAATATCATTGATTTTCTGGTACGTGTTAATCGGTTGCTGCGGAACTTCCGGTGTCTCTACATACCGATAACCGGCATTCCGCAATGCTGTGACGTTCTTTAAAAGACTGTCAAAATATGTTTTATCCGGATATGTGGGGAGATTATCCTTACAAGTGACCAGAGAAATGTTCAGCAATTGTGCAATGACATAGCAGTTGTTTTCATTCCGCCTGACATCTGATAAGTTGAATGCGCCTTTCATCCCCCGCTGCCATTCCGTTTTTTCACTGTCTGTCATCCTCTCCCAGCCAATGTTGCGAAGTTCAATCACCCGGTCTACATCCTCTTGTGTCCTGTCGTAGATGAACCACGGCAGAATGTACTCAATCGTATTCTCGTAGGTACTCTTATTACCTGCTTCATCATACATTTCAAGATATATATGGTATAAGCTGTCCTCTGCCACATCTACCGTTGCACGCCACTTCACAGGATATGCTTCATCCTGGATAAAAACTGTCTTAACACCATTTACAGTCCCGGCAACATAAGTGATGTCTGTTGACAGTTCAAAACTGATCGTTCCAGAAGCCATCAGCTGACCTCAACCGTGATTGCTACACTTGCACTTGTGCTTACCGGATTTGGTGTAAGTGTAATGCCTTTTAACACAGGCACCGTAGTATCAAGCTTGACGCTCAATGTAATGCTGGTAGTCTGTCCGGCTCCGTCTTTAGCCGTAACCACAATACTGTTCGTTCCCTCTGCAAGAGTAACCGCTTTTGAAAAGCTTCCATCAGTTTCTACCGCTACTGATCCTAGGCTCGTGCCGTTTAATGTCATAGTCAATGTTATCGGACTTGAAGTTGCATCATTCGTTTTACCGGTTACTGTAAGCGCAGATTTATTTGTGATTAGCCCTGTCTGTGGAGAAGAAATTGTCAATGTCGGCGGCACTGTGTCAATTGTAAATGTTGATGAAACGGTAGTCGCCGCATTTCCGTCATTATCTGACGCATTGATCGTGATAGTGTGGTTTCCATCATTAAGTGCCGTCTGTGGCGTAAATGTAAACTGATAACCATTTGTAATCCCTTTACTTACCATTCCTGTGCTTGAAGTTGTGTATGTAGTGCTGTCTACTTTAATTTTTACAGATGACAGCTTAACTCCTGATCCACCGGCTTCATCCACGACTTTAAATGTGATCGGCTGTTTATTGTTTGTCACATATGCACCTTTTGATGGAGATACTAGTGTGATCGCAGGCTTCATCGTTTCTTTTACAACCAGTCTCAATGCTTCTCCCAGAGTGGCATCTGTAGCATCTTTCGCCACTACAGTTCCCGCATCATTGGTAATCTCAATTTTAATCGGATAATACTTATTGGACAGATTGTATGATGTGGTTGCAGGGGCTGTAATTGTTCCAACCCATTTTCCATTACTTAAAGTAAGATTCGTCCACACTCCATCAACCTGTACCCTTACTTTTACAATTGCCATTAAATAACTCCTATCTCCTGTCCAGCTATAAGTTCATGATTGCTGGATCTGGTATATTTTGTTTCTGTGTAATATGTCTCTACATCATCTGCCACAACCGTTATTGTTACTTTGGTTTTTGTTGTGACTTTCTGACTGGATAATTTTGCACTGTATATAATTGGTCTCATTTCCATTAGATAATCACATCTCCTCCCGTATATAATTCAGTTCCGGCAAACACATCCTCGGTAACGACAATTGAGTATCCCATGCATGTTGCAGTTGCGATAAATCCACCTGTCAAATCAAGCGTCTGGCTCTCAATCAATGTTGTCGATGTCTTTCCACCAATCGAATTTATATTTGCCCAATTTCCTACCTGCTCTAAGTCAACCAGGTACTTCATTTCAACCTTTTTTCTCAAGGCATGATAACCTAAAAGATAATCGGCGATATCGGGTAATATATCAGCATTATAAATGGTACATCCACTGTACTTCTTTATATTTTCTGTCTCTCCAGCTTCGATTTTATCCACACGTTTCTCATAAGAAAAAGTGGTATTTGCATATTTAATACCTGTGATCTGGCACTGTCCGGCATCCGGCATGTTAATGATGAGATAATTTGTTTTTACTTCTTTCAGCGTGCCGACACTTGCCGTGATGGACGATGGAAGATATGGACTTGAAAATGTAATCTTGGTATCTCCGGCCGGCAATGTTTTCTTATAAATGTCTGAGTTTTTTTCTTCCAATGCATAGTTTTTCATCTCAATATTCACACCAGAGATATATTTTTCAAGAGATACTTTCGTATTTCCATTAAATTTGCGATCCGTCCCGACAGTGGATTTCACATATCTGTCTGGCTTATAAACCTTGATGGTATCGCTCCGGCTGTCATCTGCAACCGCACCACACGCAAAGCATACCTGTTGCAATGCCTTACGGCACGTCTGGATGGCTAAATAGCCACTTAAAAGTATGTTGCCGACTTCTTCATCAATCGTATATTTTTTGATACCGGCAGTGGCAAATATCGCATTCAGTATCACTTCTGCACGGACATTGTTATATACCTGTCCGTCATAAAATGTATACTTATCTAATAACCCAACTACATCAATCAACTTAAATTTTGCAATATTCTTTGAAAAAGAAAAATCGTCGATGAAGAATGCTCCCATAGGAATCATGTTTCCGTTATTAAACTCTGACAATGTGACTTCCTGCGTTTTCTGCACACTCTTCCATGCTCCGTTTTCGTTTTCTGCGTCAAAGTCATTATTCATATCAACAATTGAAATATCCGCTTCGTTGATAGACAAGGTTGCAGAGGTCACATCAATGTCTTCCTGCACCTTGGCTGTCTGGATCATATCCTTATCCCATACGATATATTTTCCGTATAAAATGTACTGAAGCTTAATATATCTCTGTGGAAAGCTTGTTCTTACAAATTCAATCTCGATTTTTCCGTAATTCTGCACCTGATTATTGCAAACATAAATAAGGCTATCCGGGTAAAATGTCTCTGTGACTAATTTTGTACCGGCAACCGTATACCATGTGATTTTCAGCTCTGCTGGTGGCTCATCTTCAAAATAAAGTGTGATCGCTGCGGATGTATGCTGCTCCTTAAATGTGATCGTGATTTTGGGATTCGTTTCAAACGTGCAGTCATCCATTGATAATGCATCACTCCAGAATGCAATATCGCTTGGATTGTCCGGCAGCACACTTTTACTTCCATCAAGTATAAATTGGTTCAGTTCGAAAGTTCCATAATCGGACTGCTTCGTCTGATCTGCAAATAGTCCAACAGAACCTATTCTCTGGTTATCATCTGTCGTAACCGCAGCATCCGCAAGTGCGGTAACATCTATAAATTTCATTTCTGCCCTGCAATATGTTCTCATAAATGCCCCCTTACGGTGTCTTAAATGGTTTTTTACTCGTCATTTTCCATGACAATCCTTTATATTTCGCTCCGTTATCAAATACCTTTTCTACTTCATCTTTAATGGATGAAAAATACCCATAGAAATCAAACTGCTTGCTTGCATCCGGTAAAGATACATGATGGAATCTGTTTTCACAATCTGTTATATGATCCATCAGTTTATCATAAAGTCCCGGATCGTCTATTGTGCCAATTGAAATTGTATAGTTCTTATAGATTCCTATACTTTCAATATGAATATCTCCGTCCTCTGTTCTATCTGCATACTTTTCCAAGAAATCCAAAGTCCTTTGAATAGACACCATAGGGATATTATATGTAATTCCATCAATGATAAGTCCTTGTGTATACTTATGTACCATCTTATCCCTCCGCTATCCCAAGTCTTATTTCTTCGTCTTGTAAATACGGCAGATTGATTCTTGCGAACTCTTTACCATCCACCGCCAGTACTACTGTCTTTGCACCGCTGTAGTCCGGCATTTTGCTTGCAAGCTTCGATGCAAGGTCGTCCATCCAGCCGGTATTATTTTCAAGTGGCAGCACGGCTTCTCTTCCAGCTTCTCCGATTTCCGCGAGTGTCCTTCCGGTTGTGATACCACCGTTGGCAAGACGAGGCAGATTTACAGTAGGAATTGTCGGAATACTTGGATGCCATGATCCGCCACCCAAAAAATCAGGTAAATCAAATCCAATGCTGTTAAAGCCAGAAATTAATGAATTGATAGCATTAATAACACGGTTTACCATATTTTCAAACATCTGGATAACACTGTTCACAAAATCTTTTACCGATTTTTCTGTCTGGCGTAATGCTTTGTCTGTGTCTTTCGTAAGTAATGCATGAATTGCGGCGAATACAAGTTTTACCCCTGCCAGCAAAAAATTGATCAGATCTAAAATAAAATCGACGCTGTCTTTTATATTCTGGCTCAGGGTTTTAATAATCGGCAGAATTACCGGAAGCACATTTTCAATAATCCATGCAATAATCGGCTGTAAAATATTTGTCCATAAATCGTTCAGTATGTCTATCACGATTCCCATTATTTCGAAAATATTATCAAACACAGGCTTTAAATGATTTTCATAGGTATCCTCAAACATTAACGCCAGATTCTGTAAAATAGGCTGCACATAAGTGTTCCAAAATTCAAGAAATTTTTCTATTAATTCTGACATTCCATTTTTTACATTTTCGATAAACGGATGAATGTGTTCATCGTACAATTCTGTGATTTTATCGGTCACATGCTGTACACCGTCTGATATAGTCGTTGTCAAATCCGCAATCACACCAAGAAGTCCATCCAAAGCATCTTTTAAAGCATCCTGATTTTCTACAAAAGGTGTCACGATGCAATCGATAATATCTTTTCCAAATTTTGCCGCATTCTCCGTAACCATCATGAATGCATCCGAAAAAATCTGAATCAGGTTTGCTGTGATCTGCTGTCCATTTTCATCCCCAAATACAGAAAATACATTTGCGAATGCATCTGCTCCCTGTGATGCCAACACTGAAATATCAGATGCTATATCAAACATGTCGATAATATAATTTTTTATATTTTCAGAATTACTTTCAAGATAAATAGATATCCCACCAAGAAGATTTTCTGCTATGGTAGCACCTATGCTTACTACAGATGCCGAAATGCTTCCAAGTGACCTTGAAAAAGTCATAGCAAAATTGTCAACAGATGCAGAAACTTCACTATCTGAAAAAATATTTAAAAATGAATTCTTTATGCTTTCTATACTGTATTTAATATTATCAAATTGTAAAGGAATATCTAAATTGCTCCAGGTTTCATCCCATCCATTTTTTATAGAAACTTTTAATTTTTTTAAATAATCTATAAATGGCTGGATTTTATCTGATAATTCTTTTCCAGTAGGGACTTCTTCATATAAATCAGATCCGCCACTACCAGTACCACCACTACCGCTTCCAGAATCATTTTTCTGTAATACATTCAAATCATCAAAAGCCGCCAATGCTCCAGCTGCTTTTTTGGCAGAACCGGCTGTTTTATCAAGAGATGCCGCATAGTCTACCTGCTGCTTCTTTGCCTTTGTCCAAGTGCTTTTTCCGCTTATAGCCGCAATAAATCTATTTATAGCATTAATAGCATTTGTAAGCCATGTGCATAAGGTTACGATTGCTGGTGTCAATGCAGATATGATAGGTGCTGTCAGTGCTCCAATAGAATTTTTCAATGTAGCCGCAGCACTTGCCATTTCAGACATTTTTCCATTAAATTCAGAAGAATACTTCGCCATGTTCTGTATACCTTCTGTAAATGCCTTGGATATGGTCTGAGATACTTTCATAACCGCACCGAATATTGCAAAACTAACTACGGTCTGCTTTATTCGTTTCGCCATGTCAGATATTAAGCCAGAGGATTTTTTTGCTGATTTTCCTACTTTTTCAATGTCTTTCGCACCAGCACCAATAGATTTCTCATTGACAACGGTTTCTCTCATCTTCTGATTTAATACGTTTTGCTGATCTGTGATGCTAGCAAGCTTGTCAGAAAGTTTTTTGTATTCTTCGGTTTTTGTAGGGTCGGAATATGCTTTTCCGGAACTTTCGAGTTCCCTCATCTGTGCCTTGACGTTTGCAGCTTCTTTCCCCGTTTCTGCCATTTTGTTCTTGAGGTCTACCCATTTTGAGGAAAGCGTTTTATCCGATCCTGTTTGCTCCATGTCTTTTATTTCGCCGCGAACGTACGCAATCGATTTAGATAAATCTTCTACATCATATTGCATTGCTTTGTATGTCCGGCTCTTTTTGTTTCCTCCTGTAGCAAGGAATTTTTCCTGCTTGTTTTGCACTTGTGACAGTTTGGATCGCAATTCTTCCAATTGCTTTGTTGCTTCTTTGTACTGCTTTGATGGCGTATATTTTTCTGTTTCTTTCAGTTTTTCCGAGAGATTCTGACCTTTTGATACTAAACTGTCAAACTGTTTGCCTAAGTTCTTATATTCTTCGGTTGGGATTTTTGCTTTTGCAAGCTCTCTCATTTTTTCCGATACATTGCTAGCTTCACGTGCAAGCTTCTGAAACTGTGATTCCATCTGCATGAGCTTACTTGATGCTTCTCCATTTTCAATTAATGTTTTGATTCTGATTTCACCATCATATTCAGCCATGCTAAAAACCTCATTTCTTAAACTGCTTCAATGCTTCCTGTTCTGTTTCTTTCTGCTTTCTTATTTCTTCCATCATACGGTCGTAATCGTCTATCTTTTCTTTTTCTTCGCTGGTATACTCTTTTTCTGGCTGTTCCAGAGCATACACATTTTGGGCGTTTCTGATTACATCTTTTTCCTTGGAACTCATGTTTTTTTCAATTTTCTTCTGTCGAATCTCAATTACTTCCATGAGAGAAGATAATCTTCTTGGCATATTCCAGATCAAGCCATTAAATTTCCACCAGTGCATATCTGCTACGGACAAATCAATTCCGTATATCTGCAAGAAATCTGCGTATATTCTCCATTGATCTACATCATAGTCAATAAAACGCTTTGTATTTTTACTACTGCCGGTATTGTCGTGATACCATCCGTTTAAATACCAGGAAATACATTCATTTAACTCATGGTACTGTGGATGGTCTCTAAGTTCTCCGTATTCATCAGAGAACATAAGATAAAGAATAGAAGTTGTTTTCTCGTACTCATTCATTTCTTTGTCATATTGCAAAATATAAATCTGCATACCTATGCGGAAATCGGTATTTACTTTGTATCCGTTCCATTCAGTAGGCAAATTGTCCAGCATGACATTGTTCATTATTTTGCCCCACGTCTTTTAATATTGTATTTGTTCTGCACCTGTTCAAAACGTTTATTGAAAAGCTTATTCATAACAGGGATAACCTGCTCTACAAACTCCACAATTGCAAGTTCATCCGGGACAATATCTCCGTAAATCTGTTTCATGGCATCTTCGCCAAACAACCCATCTATACTTTCCGTAATCTGCTTAAGATATTTCACACGAATGCTGTTCAGTTCTAATGCTGCATCCACATTATCATCCACATTCATATCGTCTTTGTGGTTATTTCTCCATTCGGCGGCTTCTTTTTCACAGTTTTGAGATATATTATTTAATTTATCAATTACACCTGCAAACTTCTTAGCTGTGTCCGCATTCGCTGTATCTACTGTTATAACTGTAATAAGATCTCCGTCTTCGTCTTTTATTGCAATTTTTTTTATGCCACTGCTTAATTTAATTTCTTCCATTTTTAACATCCTTTCCTAATGTGGGACACCAAGGAAAGGTAGGCATCCCACATATGCTAATTTTTAATTAACACCTATGCAATTGGGTAATCTTCATCCAAAGCCAAAGCACTTACTTTAGGCGCCCATGAAAACGATCCATCACCAGCAATAGTGATTGTTCCCTGTTCTACATCTCCATTTCCATTAATCTGGATTGTAGACTTTAAAATATCGCCACCTGATCCACCAGTGCTTGATGCACATACAGTTACTGGGACACGGATACAATCTCCTGATCCGCTTGTAATATCAGTTTTATAGTAGCGATAATAATATGTCTCACACTGATCTCCTGTTGGAAGCTTTTTGAAAATGTCATTAAACACTGTCTGCATTTCATCTGACAAATGTTCTCTTTCCGGGGACATTGAAAATGCATACCCTTTTACAGAGTTGCTTGCATTTTTCATGTTTACGTACTGTGTGCTTTCTGTGTTAGGTCCCCAGTCTTCTGTAAGCTCTGTGAAACCGTCACCCATTTCAGCAAGTTTTTCACTTTTTCCACCCATAAGGCTTCCAATATCCAAAAGTGAGATCATGTTAGTTCTGTCTTTTGCCATGAGTATTCCTCCTATTTTTTATAAAAATATTTAAGCTGCATATTAATTGCTAATTCTGTTGTTTTCCCATCTGCTGAACCACAAAATACATCTGATGTGCGGTTTATTTGTTCTGCAACAAAATTTTTATCTTTTAATGTAAATTCTCCACTTTCAAGGAACTTTGCAATATTTTCAAGCAGATTGCTTGCTGCAATATTATCCTTGTTTGTTGTTGGATTGCTTTTGTATACGATCTGGAACGTCATTTGTCCGACATAAGAACCGCTGACATATTTTTTCAAATAAACAGGATCCTGCGCCGGAAAAACTCCAATAGACTGAGTATCTTTTATGCTGTTCCATAAGATTGTTGAATTTGATGGTTTGAAACCGGGCGGGAAATCCGGATAACTATTTATCATATCAAGAATAGCTCTTTGCGCCGTTTCTGCATCTGATACAATCATTATTTTTGGCTTTTCATTCAAATCATTTACCTCCAATCTCAAACCTTGGTATAAGGCTGTAAACACTGATAGTATTTACTTTGTAGCAATTCCCTTTTTCATTTACCATGTACTGGAAGAATTTACCCGGATAATCGTCTGAATTAATTAATCCAACCGGCAATTCCCTATCAATGAGAAGTTCATCTTTTTTTGCAATCACTACGAAGTCAAAATCATTACTTCTTAAAGTGAAATGCTTTAGCTTTTCTTCTTCGCTCATGTTTTCCCAGTCTGGCGTATTAGCATAATTCAATGTGCCATTGTTCGGGATTTTTACAAGAAAACTATCTGCATCTTTCATTCCGGATTTGCTTATGTTCTCTGCCTGTGTAAGCTCGATTCTTACGTTTTCAAATAAAGTACCGAAATAATATTCAGTTTCTAAAGTGTCGTTGTAATGCCTGTTATATAAAACCACGGCATCTTTATATCCGATTCCCATAAGCTAAACTCCCATGTACAAAAGGTTTTCATGCCTTGTATCAACCATTCCGGTTAGGTAATTTGATGCAATATCATAGCACTTTCTATTAAGTTCCATTTCTGATTTTGCAATCTCTACCAATGTCGAAGAAGATGCTCCGGCATCATAAGATACTGATTCACTTCCAGAAGTCATGCTCTTAATCATTTTCCCTTTTACAGTTCCGTCCGCATTTGCAATAACACCAAAGTTATTAACTGCCGCGGAGTACTCAGATACATTCTTTAGCAATTCGGCTATTTCGCAGGTGCAATCTTTGATATTATCCCACCATGCATCTTCCGATTCTGGCTTAGGATAAAACACAATCCTGTTTGATGTGATCGCATTGATTCTTCTTTCTGCTTTTCTTTCATATGGAGCAAAGTCTTTTTCGCTTTCAAACAAACTCCCACCATATTTCGTTTGGTAATATTCAAAATCTACATATGACATTGCTCCACACTCCTTATTGCTGTGATAAGATTTCACTGATAATATCAGCTTTCTTTGTTGCGGTCATTGAATACCCTTTACTCTCTGCCAGTGCCTTAATTTCTGCAACTGTAAGAGAGTTTAAGTATTCTTCCGTGAGTTCCCCACTAGCATTTACCGCCTGTGTAGTGGGAACTATTCCCCCGGTGTGATCGAAACGTTAGCTACTGCATCAATGTACTCTGCAAAAAGTACAAATCCTAACAGTGCATAAGTTACGCTGGTTGCACGATCGTAATCGCCTTTTACCTTAAATCCGATAAGATTTGTTTCTCCGCTGACAGTGTAAGAAAGACCAGCTTTCTCAAAATCTCCGTCAGATGGATCTACATAATAAGCAACGATGTTGTTTACAGGTGTTGCCAGAATTTTTCCTGCTGGGATTTCGTTGTCAGAGCAAAGGAACATAATGTCTGCTCCGAGGAATCCCTTGATATAGGTAAGTCCAAAGGCTGTCTGCAAAGTAATGTTTGAATCTCCAAGATAATCATAGAAATCCATGATATTTGCAAACACTGCAACTCCTGTAGCAGTTTTGTGCATTGACTTGAACTTATTCTTGACAGATCCAATAGCTTTAGCTACCGCCATCTGGAATGTTTTTGCAGTGTTTGTAAGTGTACCAGTTTTCAGATAGTTGTAGAATTTTGTTGTAATTCCATCCTGCAGGTCTGTCTGGAACTCTTCATCTGTCATTTCACAAGCTACTTCATATCCATGATCCTTGATAGCTTCGATAGAAACTTCTTTTGCATATTTTTCAAGAGTAATCTCTGAATAAGGTTTATCTTTTACCTCGTAATGTGTTCTTGGAATCACATCACCTTCTGCTACAGTTCCGCTCGCTAACGTTCCTTCTGCATATTTGCTTTTAAGAACAGTTCCAGGCTGTTTTCTAATTGCTCTTGAAATTCCAAGAATTTCTCTTAAAGCTTCCCAGTTTCTTTCAAAAGATGTAACAAAATCAATTTCCCTTGCCGTTACATCAATGTCTCCTGTTGTAATCAGTCCTGCGTTTGCTGCAAAGAACTGCAAATTTGTGTTCATCGTTAATCTGTTTTTGTTCATATAAAACTCCTTTACTGTTGGAATAAAGAAATGTTTTCGGCAATTGCTTTCTGACGTTCTGATCTATCTTTGATAGATAAAATGCTCTCTCTTGTTGCATGCTTATCACCACCGGAATTGTTTTCATTCGGTTTTGTAAAATGCGCCTGTGGATGATTCTGCTTATTTACAAATGCATTTGCATCTGTCTTTTTAGCTTCTTCAATAAGATCACTGAACCCTATCAGCTTTCCATTTCTCACGCTTACGCCTTTGGAAATGTCTTCCATAATGGCTTTCTTTGCAGATTCAGAAGTAAACTCGATTTCCGCAAATGCTTCTTTCAAAAGTTCATTCTTCTCATGCTCTGCGATTTTGGCTTCGTAATCTTTTTTGGAATCCTCTGCCTGTCTCTTCCAGTCATCACGCTCTCTTAAAATGTCTTCCGGACTTTTTCCATCCAACCCTTCAAGCATTCTCTCTGCTGATTCTGCCCTGGTTTTCCACTGTTCGGATTCTGATGAAGCCTTATTGACCTTGTCTTCCATTTCTTTCTTGGAATAAAGCTCTTCGCCCATACTCTTTTTAAGGGATTCTTTCTGTTCGTCTGAAACTTCAATTCCGAGTTTCTTTAATTCGTTTGCTACGTTTACCATGTTTCTACCTCTTTCTTTCCAAGTTGTTACTCCGGTCAGTCCGGCACGAATGAGTTGCTATTTACTCCATAGCTGGCAATTGGGAATGAAGGAATCGAACCCTCGACAACCCGGATATAAGCCGTGTCTTCTTCCACTGAATTAATTCCCAAAAATAAAAAAGCACGCCCAAAATAGGACGTGCCATGCATCATCCCATAACTATTCTAGGTTAGCGAACAGAATCCATTTTTCTGTCCGGTACTTTTAATATTCTTTTCAATATATATTTTAACCTATTTTAAACAACTTTTTGTACCATTTTAAAAAGGGCAGATTACTCCACCCCTTTTTGCTATTTCCCACCAAAATACCTTTTAAGTACTTCTTTTTCTTCTTCCACAATGCAATCCTTTTTTAATCTGTTGCACTGGTCGTATATATACTTTCCGTACTCTTCCAATTTGGCTATCATTGCATTTTTATTTTCCAATGTAGGATTTTTAATGTATTCTTTTTTAAGCCCTATATAGTCCTCATACTGCTTTATAACATCCATTTTCAATTACCCCATTCAAAATATCATCTGCTATGCCAACGACTTCTTTTCCATAAAGAGACAGAAAATCCGCTACGATTTCCTCTACATTTATTGGAATGTGGCAGTCATATGAAAATGAAGCGCAGTGTACCAACTCATGAGATAGAACTTTCTCTAACAGGCTTCCGCTTAATGCATTTGACAAATAAACCGTTCGTTTGCTCCAATCTGTAACACCAAGTGTAATTGTTCCGTCTGAACGCATCAAGCATTCACTATTAGGATTTACATATAAAATATTCCATTCAACATCATTGATTTTAAACACTGCGCTCACCTCTTAGATTTTCTGTAACATCATCTGTAATTCATTTCTCCACATCTGCTTTTCTTCAGGTGCTGCATCTGATGTCATTTCAGTAATATCCATCTGCATATCTCGCAAATAATCTTTTCTTGCTTTGGCACGCTCTTTTTTATCTTCCTCTGAATTGCCATGATGGTTTTCTCTGGTCTCCATATAAGTACGTCTGGAAATACCGGCTTTTCCCTCTCTGGAATCCCTCTGATATGATCTATCTCCCATCATTCCGGTATCTGTATACATCCTTTTCAGGTCTTTCTTATCCATGTCTCTCATGTGCTCTGTATCTTCGTAATCATCCGGGTACATGTGATAATATGGTGGCTCATCATATCCTCTTCGTTTTCCTTTGCCCTTAGGTGCGAATCTTCCATTAGCATAACGATACTGATCATAATATCTTCGGTCATCCTCATACTCTAAAAGCTTTTCCATGATATCTGCTTCGTCCGCTTCGTTCATTGCCTTAGTAATTGTGGCATAATACTCTGCTTCTGACAGATCCTTTATCATGTCGATCACTTCTCCCATTTCTTCTGTATTGACATTCTCAATCCCTTTTTCAATCTCACATAAGGATTTTTCAGCAAGGCATTCAAGCATTTTATGGATTCTTTCAATATGCATATACTAGGCCTCCCTTACTACGATCAAATTACTGTTCTGAACCTCGATAGTCTGTCCAGATGTATTCTGAACCGCTATTGCGCTGCAGCATCCACAAGGAACATCTACATAAACCTGTGCTGATACATTGAATAGGTTTTCTACTGCCGCAGGTGTCACAATCATTCTTGTAGACTGTAAAGGCTCTCCGTCAATTGCGATTGCAAGAGAAATAGCTTCCACCGTTCCACCGGTTGGGATCTGGATATTTCCGCTATAAGATACAAGAAATCTGGCTTTGCACTGGTTTGTGATTCCTCTTAATTTAACTACTCCGCTTCCCTGTCTGTGAACGATACATTTTGTTCCGCAAACCGGTGTCTCAGTAAATGCGACATCTTCTCCTTGCAGGACAGTCTGTAAAGCATTGGCTGTAAATTCTGACATAATATTTTCCTCTCTTTCAAAAATATAAGGGCAAACATTGAAGTCTGCCCTTTGTGTTTAAGTAATACTGCTATGCAGACATAATCTTGTCGATTAAGATACTTTAATTATTCAGTTGTCTAACATCCGCATCCATTGTTACAACCGCATCCATACGGAATGTATGTGTTCGGGTTTGGCACCTGGTATGCTGGGATTGGTGATGGATTAACAGCGTTGATAATATGATTTGTCTGTGCTGTCATAGCGGTAGTCAGAAGTGCGTTCTGTCTATCCTGTGATGCTGCAAGTCTCAAATCATTATTTTCTGCCTGCAACGTTGCGATCTTATCCTGGCATAAGTAGTCAAGTATCGCTCTTGTTCCGGCATTCTGGCTGTCAATAATATCTCTCGTGTTGTTGTTCATGGTGTTCTGTAATGCGCAAGTGTTCTGCGCCATGTTGAAGTTTACACCCTGGATAGCTTCACGAGTTTCGCAGCAACAATTTGCAAGCTGAGACTGAATAGCATTTGCATTCTGCATTCCTGCTACTGTGTCCGCATTAATTGCCTGCTGAATGGTGTTAAATCCTGTCAGCATTCCGTTGTTTACTGCATAAAAGCCATCACAAAGACCATTTGTAATGCCATCAAGCTTACTTATGACTGCTGAATTGTCAAATCCTCTCTGGATATCAGCCTGTGTAGCCGCAGTTGCGGTATAACCGCCACCACCATTACCACCGAATCCATAACCGCCCCATCCACCGAATAAGGCAAAAAGGATAATGAGAACCCACCAACCACCATCGCCCCATGCACCATCATTACGGTTTCCACCAGTAACGGCGGCAATGTCCGCTAAACTTGGAGATGAATTAAACATATGTGTTCCTCCTAATAAAATTTATTTATACATAATCTTGCAAGAATAGTATCAATGTTTAAACTGGATCATGATTTCTTCCGGGTTTAGACCTTTTTCTTTGCACAAATTTCTGGCAAGCTGTTCCAGCCCTTTACTGTCTCCACGGTTCATCATGTCGAATGTATTTTTCATGATCGGATTATTTGAAAATTGAGAGTTGCTCATCATTTGACTTAATATCATCTTAGGGTTTCCACCGCACTGGATCATCTGCATTAAATTCATTCAGAATCGCTCTCTTTCTTTGCTCTGGTAGTCCTTTGGGACTGAGTTATTTTAGCTTCTATCTGGTCTAATCGCTCCATTATCGGGGCAAACAATGTTGCCGTGTCTTCTTTCGGTAATTCGTTCTGCTTTCCGTCTAACTGCGGTTTATATGTCACTGTCTGAATAAGCCCATTAGCACTCCACGATTTTATATAAACTTCTGATCCATCTGCTTTCGGGAAAATGGCAAATGGTGCATTCATAGGAACGTCATTCGCTGTGACTTCCTCAACAGAATTAACCATTCTTCCACAAAGTCCAGCTTGTTGCGGAATGATCTGTTGTGGGAATTGCTGTTGAATCTGCTGTGGCTGTTGATATTGAGGATAAGAATACTGGTTATATCTCTGATACTCGTACATAATAAACCTCTCTTTCTATCTTCATTTTATTATTAACAACACAATTGAACCACCCCAGCAAAACCTCATTAAAAGGACACAAAAAAGACACCCTTAACGGATGTCTTTAATGAGGAGAAAGTTATGTGAAATGTTGTCCAGTTACCTTAAGAATTTTATGTTGCATTTTTACGTTAATACGTCCGGCTGTCTTAGTCGAAACATGCATAATTTCTGCACATTCTTCCAAAGACTTTTCTTTCTTCCGTAAATCAAAGAGCGTTTCTTCTGTCGGTGTGAAATCACACAATTCTTTTATATGCTCTTTTTCTTCTTTGGTAAAGCACGTAACAATGTTTTTCATTTGCTTTACCTCATTTGGGGGAGTTTCCGGCTATGACGGTGAGTTTTTGTCTCGCTTGAGTTCCACTACATTAATTAAAGAAAGGTGGATAACCAAGTATGTATGGTTAACACATTATTATAATAACATATTATTCCATTTTCGTTGTACCATTTTTTTCAATTTTATTTTTATAAGCCGTTGCTCGTCCATTTGCAATCGCAGACTGTTTTCTATTAAATCCAGAAACCTTCGTTCTATCGCCTTGCAATTGAAGATCATTATTCTTACAGAATGATTGAAGCCTTTTATTCTGCATTCGCAGTTTATATGCCAGTTTATCATATTGAGGTTGCAAAATCTCTTTTACATCTGTTTCGGCAATCATATCAAGTTCCTGTTTCTTGGTCATAATTTCACGCTTTGTTTTACGAATTTCTCTTTCAAGGAATCTCTGCTTCTGCTGCAAATCATAAAGTTTTTGGCTTTCATCTGCATTTATATTCACATTTCCGTTTTCATCAAGGTACTTATTTACCATTCCTTTTCGCCACGGACCATGTGAATGTCTGCAATTGTATCCGTGAAGCCCTAAGAGATTTAAAACAGTTCCCTTTCCGGTTTCAATGTCTATGGTATAGCCTGTACTTTCAAGAAGATTCGGAAATCCTGGTTCGCTCCCGATTATTTTATATGCCTTGCCTTGCCAGTGATTGTGAGATGGAATCCCTGTTGGATTCTTTTTATCATATCTGGCACCCGGATGCGCTGATACTAGAACATACTCTATTTTATTTTGCGCAATATAAACGTTCGTCACTTGTGCCGCGGTCTGATTCATAGATGTGACGATGCAACATCTCACTGCCGCTTCAAGAGAACGCTTCGTTCCGGCAGGGTATTCTACCATAACACCAGATTCCGCATATCTATCCAGAACTTCGCAGACTGCACTGCTGTAAGACTGCATTCCAGATGCAACTCTGTAATCAACCTCATTCAGCATGTTGAGCAAGTCTTTCTGTGTCTGGTTAATGGTTGTCTTTGTCAAATTATCAAGTTTACCGGATGTCTTTATTAACTCTGCATTCATTGCAAGAATTGCCATATTATTTTTTAGCGGAGATATAATATCGGATGCTGATATCTGTGTTAAGACTTCCTTATCATCTGAGAATGATGTCATAACACTATCCCTTAATAATCTGCGAACCTCATTTCTCGATTTTCCAGATATTTCAGATATTCTTTTTACGATTTCCGCATTATGCAATCCCATCTGTTGGAGCTTCCACAGTTCTCGATCAGCTGTTCCGGACAGCTCCCCGGCTTTCACTAATCGCATTGCAATATCTGATATAATCCAGTCTTCAAGATCTTGGTACATTTCAACCAGTTTATCAGTTTTTCCGTAAAAATAATCCGGTCTAAGCATTATCCTTTTCCAACCTCTCTTTTAACAAGATCTATCCACTGCTTACCGTGATTTTCTTTTGCAGTTTCAAACCATCGTTTACCTGTTCCCGGTGTGTTATATTTTAATTCTGTTCCTGTCGGATACTTCTTTTCTCCACGATTCGCCCATGATCTACCGTCTGCCGTCAAATAAAGTTCGCCTACATACTGATAATGCGCATATGGTGTATCGACTGTAATTAATCCGGGTTCTTTTATCTGTGTCTTGTTTCTTAAATCGCCCTGCTGCATAGGTGTGTATTTTCTCATGTCGTTTACAACCTGCTCGTCAAGAACATTCTGAGCATTTCTCAAATTGTCATCCATTCTTTTAGTGTCAAGCTTAATATTAAAGCTTCCAATGACTTTATTATATTTTATATTAACGCATCCCTCTCTATCACTTTTCTAAATAAAACTTAATTGTCTCTATCACAGTCTTTTCCTGCAACTTTACCTGAACCATCTCCGGCGGTTCAGGTTCCGGGATAATATATCCACCTTTTAAAATACCATTTTTAGAAAGCTCCGGTATTCCTTGAATTGTTTTACTCTTCTCCAAACAGACCACCGCTGTTCCTTTCCGCATCTTCCTGCGCTCTCTCTGCAAACATAGCATCTACTTCATCATCATTAAATCCCTCGTATTCCTTAAGGTATTTACGCTTAGAATAAATACCTTGAATCATTAAATTATATGCTCTGGATCTGTCCTGTTCGAAGCTTGCAAGCAAATCTTTAAAATAAAATATATCTTCGTCCGGTACATCATCATCCAGTGCATCCACATAGCCGGCAGGGATTCCGTAAAGGTCGCAGAATACATTGATTGCATAAATAAGATTTTTCAACGCTGTCTTTATGCATTTTCGAATATCGTTAATCGTCTCTACAGTCTCATTGTCATCGCTTTCAACCTGTGTTGCTGTCAATCTTCCAGATTTTCTGTCGAGGATAAACTGCCCCTGTGAGAATCCGCATTTTGTAGAAATCATAGAAAGAACGCTGTTAATGTCTGTGATTCTGTCAGAAGTAAGCATGGTCGGGACGTGTTCATCAATCGTACTTTTTGAATCAAGCCCCAATTTCAATCCTTTAACGAACCGAGGAAGCTCCACTGTTGAGGAACGGATGCCGCCTTTTCCCTGTTTTGTCATGGCGTTCTCATTAATAAAAGTAATGTGCTGAGAATCCTCAACCTCATTTCCTTTTTTACTCCATGCTATATCGAGATCTCTAAGCTCCATAAGTGCATTTGAGAAAATTGATACGCCTTCTGGAGATGAGTAATCGATCGTGTTGTTGAATGGTGTTTTCAAATAGGCAAACAGCGGCTTTTCTACGTTCATAATATGAACGGCTTCCTCAATTGAAGACCACTCTGGAACGTCATGCAGTTCTATCTTTTTTCCAAGTGAGTTACTGCTGTTTGACTTGAACGCTCTGTTCTGGATCTCGTACACGTTCATCTCTTCGCCCTCTTTATTTTTTGAGGTCGTGAAATGATGGTATTCAAGCCGGTAGTAGTACACTTTATCTTTTAAAAGTCGATTAATAAAAATGCATCCTCTGATATCTCCGTTGCTGGTCTTTTCTGTGATTGCGAAATCCCACGGCATAATATAATCGATCATGTTGTCTTTGTTCATTGAGCCGTTCGGCTTTAAGATAATCCCACCAACTCCTAGCATATCTTCTACTTTGTCTCTGATAGAAGTGTCAACCATTGCCCTGATGCACTTATTAATAAAATCTGCTCTTTCTGAACCTGTTATGCTAACTGATAAATCCATGCAAGATTTCTTTGCTGTGTACTGGCAGAGAAATTTTGCAAAATTGATTGTACGGATGTCATTGTTTTTCGGATCCACCCAGAAAGGGCTTCCCTTAATTATGTCGTTCCATCTCTGCTGTGAGTTTTCAATCTCCGGAGAAGTGATAAACTCGACATTAAATTCTTTCTCAGCATCTGTTCTAAAAAACTTCATGATCGTCTCCCTTATTTTTTCAAAAAAATTCATTTTTTAATCCTCATAATCGTCGCTGTCTTCATCATCATCATCATAAAGACCGTCATTCCTTCGGCTGGTCATGATAATCCTGTTCAATGCATAAATGTTTGCCATGATCGTATCTTCTTCTAAGGTCGGGTATGCATCCGAAAATGAACCATCTGGAAGCTGCTCATGTTCTGCTTTTACAAACTCTTTTTCTGTATTCGGGCATCGCTCTGGATCAATCACGATCTTATTACATCTTTGCAACCACTCCCAACAGTAATCTCTTCCTTTTCCGCTCCCCCATCTTTTCTTTGCCCCGATCGCATTGAATCCCCAGTCCTGCATCTCTGCTATTCCGTCCGGTCTGGCTGAATCGCATATAATTTCTACATTCATAAACTTCTTTATCTTTCTGGCAAAGGTAGAGTTTTTACATTTTTTAGAATAAACCTCGCCAAAAATATAAAGAGTATCCGTCTCGTAATCATAATAGTTCTGGCAAAATACCTGTGGGTGTGTGTATCCGAAGTCCAAGCCGTGGTTTACTGTATCGAATGTCATTAACTCTTCATCCGATATTTTACGGATTTCTAAATTGTCAAAAATGCCGCCGCCTGTTCCAGTGACTTCTCCGAGATAATTATTTTTATAATATAATGGTTTATGAATCCTGAACCACTCCGCACGCTCGAAGAATCGCTTTCCAAGCCATTTTACCGGGACATTATAATAATAGCTGTGGCAGATCCGTGTCTGTGGCTTATTTTTACACTCTTCGGTGTACTCGTTCATAAAGTTATTTTTTGACTTCGGAGGATTGAAAATTTTTATGTCAAGTGCTGGTGTATCTGCTCGCAGGAAAGTATCTTCAATGTTATCCATCTGCTCCACACCTGCCATCTCGTCGCACTCTTCATGGATCAGCATCTTAACGTAGCCAAATGGCACATTAAACGATTTCAAGCTGATTGGCTTATCTGCTCCGGCAAACATGACCATCTGTCCGGTTGGTTTATAAACTGCACACATTGGGGATTGTTTAAAATCCCAGTTATCCAGATCCTGATATCTTATGACCGTTTTCATAAACTGATTATATACCGAGCTTCTCAGGTCGACTTTAAATCTTCTAGTGTATACGACATGCGCCTGTGGATCCTGTCTGATCGTCTCATATGCAAGATTCCCCCAGAAATTGGACTTAATAGAACCACGCCCACCCTTAGAAATGATCTCATGTACATCTATCTCTCCGGCAAAAGCTTCATGCACTGTCCGGTATATCTCCACAAAGTCGGATGTAATGTCCGTGATCGGGATCGTCCAGAGTGCCGATTTCTCTCTCTTTTCCTTTTCCTCTCGCTCGATCTTCTGCTTTTCTGCTATGGTCAGTGCTTTTTCCAAACCGTCCATAGCCTTAAGCTGATCTGAGAAATCCGGGGCGAATCCCAGTCCGTCCACAACTTCGCCCTTTGCAATTTTACTTCTTCGCTCCTGGATTTCTGCAAGCGACATTATATCCCGGTGCTGTTCTTTCTCGATCTGCTCCATTTTTTCCGCTATATATTCTTTAATGACAGTTTTTGTCAGCAGTTTTTGAGCACTTCGATTTGCTCCATTCTCACTATAGCCTGCGCTTATGTATGCCTGTGTGCCATTTCCGCCATTCTTTATATACTCATCTGCAAAAGCTTTCCATTTCGGTGTGAGTTCTCCCTTCATCCGCTCACCGCCTTATAAATTTCAAGCAAGCAGAAGATTACTTCCGGGATAGATGCCGTTTTAAGAATCTCATAATCTTCTGTTTTCCATTCTTGTTTATTTTTCTTAAAGGTGTACACTGGTGTAATAATTCTGTAAATTGTGATCATGCGCTTCTGGTCTTCACTGTAGAATTGATTCTGATTTATTTTTATAATTAGTCCACGCTGTACAATTGCAGTTTGAAGCTTTTTTACTTTTCCTTTTAAATTTGCCAATGCGCACACCTCCCATCATTTTACTTATAATTTTATTATAAGATATTTTTTAACTGTTTTTGTTCCATTTTTAGGCATAAAAAAAGCGGCTATATTTCAAGCCGTTTTTTCTCGTTTCTTCGTTTTTCTCTTTCTCGTTTTCTTTTCAGCCTCTCCTCTTCTGACATTTTCTGTTTTCTCGGTTTTCTCTTTTTTCTCTCCGGAAATCCTTCTCGCGCCTTATTTTCTTCGCTCCATTCTAATAAACGCCATCCCTTATACTGAGCACTCCCACTTTTATGCTTTCCGAGCAAATATCTTTTAATGTCTCTTATTCCGCTAGAAAAAAGATCCGGTTTAATTGGGCTTATGATATCCTCATTGTCAATTGCCCATTTTTTTAAATTGTTAATTCTGTAAACATCACCTCCTGGCGACTGGATCACCCAGCTTTTCGCATTTGCATTTGTGTCTTTTCTGCCTGTGTTCGGCGATTCTTCATATCCGGCATGTGCTTTTTTTAAAACTTCTTTATTCTGCTCTCTCATTCCGTAAAAATGCCGAAGCTTCGCGGAACACTCTCTACTGCATGTTCTTTCTGTTCCTGATGGCGCAGAGTAAAATTCTTTTCCGCAAATTACACATTTTCTCATGTTTCTTTGTGCTTCTGCTCGGCATTTTACCGAGCAGTATAATTTATTTCGTCCTTTTTCTTTTCCGCAAACCACGCATTTCCCTGGCATTTTTTAATCCTCTAAAAAATAAAGTATATCTTCTGTAACATCTTCGGTTTTATAAGACTTTGTGTAATCGATCATGTCGAGTTCCTGATCCGGCTGCACATTATAATAAACCTTATAAATTTTATCATCAGTCACCATGTACTGATAAAACTCATCTCCATCCCAGCACTCTGCATTTCCGATGATTCTGATTTTATCGTAATTTTCAACATCGCCGTTTTCAGATTCTACTGTTAATTTCTGTAATGGGAATTTTCTCAATTCTCCATAATTTTCCTCTAACCATTTGTTAAAAAGCTCTGTTCTACTCATTTTTTTATCTCCTTTTTTAATTAATGCTCTAGGTTTTTACTGGTCAATTTCCGGTAAAAATTCTCCGGTGTGTAATTCTTCCGCAACGATCCTGTACGCTTTTCGGATTGTGCTGGCTCTATTTACCAGATACTCCCAACCCTGCACGTCTTTTTCTTTCCAGTCTCCCATGTACTCGGCTTTCACTTCGTCATCAAGATTAATAAAATCCATGATGTCTGTGTCGTGTCTGTTTTCAATTTCCTTCATGAGTTCATCCAACTTTTTGTAACATTTTCTTAATTCTTCCATTTTCTTTTCCTCCGTGTGTTGTGTTTTCCTTGTTTCTGATATTATAATACACCATTTTTAGTGTAATGTCAATACCTTTTTGCATTATTTTTAAAGTATTTTATTTTTCTGTATCTTCTACATATTTAATTATGTTTCCCGGCTGCATATCCAATATATCGCATATCTTTTCGAGTGTTTTTATTCCTACCATTTCGCCTTTTCGCAATGATTGGATTGCACTTTCTCCTACGATCTGCTCTTTTCTTAGCCGTGTCGTGTTGTATCCGCATTCTTTCAGCGTTTCTAATACATCAATTTTATATTTAAGCATCTGCACACCTCTCTTTCGTATTTATTATATACCTGAGACATTTTTATTTCAATTAATTTTACACCAAAAAAATATACAATTATCGCTGATATTTTGCACTTATTTTGGTGTATTTGTATATTGATTTTACACTGTTTTTAGTGTATTATAATATTAACAAAGGAACAGGAAACAAGTTAAAAAAAAGAAAGTGAGGATTTGAATATGACTGGAGCTATTAAAATCAACGGAACATATGGAGCGAAAATTGGAAATTTACAAGTATTCACTTATGAGGGTGCTGTTAATGCTTATAAAATTTTCTGTGAACTCTTTAATCGTGACATGACAATGGAAGCGTCAGCGGTTATGAGTGATGCATCACTCGATATGCACAGGATCGGTTTTACTTGGGACGAAATCGAAGCGATTGAATTGTCAGTATTATGAGCCGAAACGCTCCGTCTGGAGCGTCCACCGTGGAATGGTCGCCCGGTGCTGATGATGGCAGACCGCACAAAATGAAAGTGAGGAAAAATTTATGAAAACAATAGAAAAAGTCGAAATTAAAAAATTAAGCTTCCCAGTTGGTAACATTTACAATTACAACGCTATGATTTTTAGAAGCGTTGACGGTGGGAAAACATTTATATATTGCGGATATGGTAAATATTTTACAACGCTTGAAGAAGCTGAAGCATATAAAGCAGAAATTGAATTGAAGTAAGTCGAAACCGCTACCCGGCGGTCTGTAGGAACTGCTCCACCTGCACCGATGAGACAGGGCATAAATGAAAGGATGGTTGATTTTATGATTGAAAAAATAATGATACTACATGAATTGAAGCTTGCCGGTTTTGACATTTCTGAAAATCTCGAAAAAATGTATCAAAAATATGGGAAAGAAGAATTTCAAAGAGCAGCACGGATTAGCGGATACGGTTTTATTTTAAAATAATTAGGCAAGATCACCTTTACCGGGGTGCGATTCCCCGGCTTGCCTTTTCCCGGATCACTGGGGAAAATTTAGAATATGGAGGAATTGAAAGTATGAGAAAATTATTTTTATTAAAAAAAGGCAAAATGATGTTTTATGCGTGTTTATATGGTTGCGGCATGTACACCATTGACCGAATCACAAAAGGATTCGGTGGAATCGTGGCAACGTTCGAAACGCTGGAGGATCTCGAAAAGTACGCCACCGAAAACGGATATAAAAAAGCACAATAGCCGCCGCAGAGGATGACCGCCGGATCACTGCCGGCGGCTTTTTTTGTCTTTTATTTTTTATGTTGTAGCATCTGCCTTGCACATTTTCCCAATACAGCCATTTTTATGCGTGCGTGCTATATTTTATCCTATGCGTGATAAAAACTTGTATATGCGTGCCATGCGTGCGTTATGTGTGCAGTTCTATGCGTGAATCAAAGTATTATGCGTAACTGTCCGTTACTTTCTTCTTCGTACAAGCTCCGGCTGTTGAGCATCCTTAATGCCATTTTCTTTTTTCTGTAAAAATGCGTGCGAGAAATCGGCATAATCCCAAAGCGTGCTTCCATTTTGTCATATGAGATATTATTTAAAATTGATTCTGCTATTTTATCGCCCAGATAATTGTCTATGCGTGTGCATATCTCTATCGTTTCCTCTCTACTCATTTTAAAGACCTCCATATGCGTGACACATAAGTTTCTTACAACATTATACCATATATCAGTTCATAAAAACACAACATATTATCGTATTCATGCAACATTATTATATTTTTATTCATTTAATCATTGTTCTTTGATATGTATTTTTTTACCGGTTCTTTCTTGGTTTTTTTAATACTTTTCGGTATGATCTCCTTCTGCTAACAACCACTAATTCACTTTTATTTTCGTAAATTATTAGCCAGCTGTCCGGTATAAGTCCTCTCGACTTCAAAAATATTCTTTCCTGATTTGTCGGTTCTCTTCTTTTATATTCTCTTTTTAACATGTCTCCTCTCCTTTATTTTTCACTAACTGCTTGTCGTCAAACCATTTTATCGTGCCACCGCCAAACTTTACTTCCGGCTGTATGATAATGCTTTTTCCTATATGTTTTACTTCACCGTTTTTTATTGCAGTGAAAAAATGCAATGTTGTTTTATCCATGTTTTCAATACCTCCGTTAAAGTTCAGTTTACCTCTCAAATCCTTATTCTTGTGTTTTTAACACATTTAATATGCCCTCTACTGCTTTATCCCAGAAGATATTTGCAAATTCTTCAACAGTGCAAATTGGCTTGTCATCCCAGTCAACTATCATCGCATCGTCACACTGACAAATATCGCAACCACTTTCTTTTAGTGCTTCGTTTGCATATTCTGTTACAACTGTCTGAGTATCGGCATAGTCGCAGCCTCTGTCTAAAATGTCCTCAAGTTCTTTTATTGTTTTCTTTGATATTTTTGCCATTTTAATTTCCTCCTAAAATCTTAATATTGTCCATTTTGGTGGATTCAGCTTTTCAGAATACCAACTAATCATATTAGGGTATCCTATTCTGCTCCAATCTTTATACCATTTATAAAGTGCGTACCATGCCATGTTTTTTACCTTTAAATTCTAATTTAACTGACCTTTTAATTCCCACTTTCAAATTCTTCAAGTGCTTTGTAATACTCGCTTCCCTTAATTTCTGCAAACCCATCACTCTCTGGCGTTATTCCACTCTTGTTAGTTTTAACGTTCAGATAGCATTTTCCGTCATGTTCAAATCTGGTAACTGAATAACCGCCGTAACGCAATTCCTTAAAATAATCGTCTTCTCTAACTGGATGATTATTAATTATGATTTTTCTCTCAATGCATAATTCTTGAAACTCTTTTAATGTCTTGCTGTTTGCTCTGAAACTACGCATCATCACATCGGAATCACAGAATATATTGACAGGTTTTAATAATTCCTTACCGAACTTTGCATTATTTTCTTCACAATCCTCAACGTAAAGACGAATACTGTGTTTTTCGAAATCTTCGAATGGTCTATTGCAAAATCCATTTCCGCCGATATGATATGCGTGTCCTGCAATTCCTTTTTCGTCAAAAAATTCATTTATCAATTTTCGCCTTTCTTCATCATGAATGTTGTAATCTTTAATTTCATTTAAAAAATCTTCATTTGTAACAATATAGAATTTTTCCATATTTTTTCTCCTTTTACTTAATACTGAAATTTAAAACTGCTTAGGCAAACCGGAGCTGTCCGGTCTGCTCATCCATCTTTTCTGTTTCTCCAAGAATTATCTTTCGAAATAGGCTTTCAAATATCGGCACAGGAATGCTGTTTCCCGCTTGCTTATATAAAGCTCCGTTCAGACAATTTTGTTTTCCCGGATGTACTCTAAGTGCATTCTCAAAATCTTCATCTGAATACCCTTGAATGCGCCAACATTCTCTTTCGGTAAGATACCTATATTTTCCATTCCCCAAATCAATCACGCCACTGTTTGGACTTCTCATCTGCTTGCATGTGATTGTCATAGCATAGTCTTTAATAACCGGAACTCTGCCTTTAAAACTTCCATTGTAATCAGATAACCCGTCTATCCTCTGCAACATGCTTGGTTGTGTTACTGTGTAATAATCTGGAACATCTGTTTCCAGAAAATTATTGATATTCCTCATTGGCGTATGTATCAGATTGGAAAAATCAAAATATTCTGTTCCAAGCACCGATACCGTAAATATCCTTTGTCGTGCCTGTGGCAACCCAAAATCCCTTGCATCCAAAAGCTCATAGCTGTTTGTATATCCCATCCTTGCAAGTTCAGACATATAACGGTTGTGGTTATGTACCATATATTTGCTACGGACATTTTTCACATTTTCCCAGATTACATACCTTGGTTTCCATGCTCCCATCTGTTGAATAATATGTATTGTCTCCCACATAAGACTTGATCGTGTTTCTGATCCTTCATCTGCACCTTTCTGTTTTCCCGCAATACTGAAATCTTGGCATGGACTTCCATGTATCAAAATATCCGGTTTAAGATTCCACCCGACAACCGATTGTGTCTTATAGGGAAGCTCGTCCGCAAACATGGCATTGTAGGAGCGAACAGCTTTTTTATCTATCTCCACATAATCAATGGCTTTTACCGGAATTCCCAAGTTGCGCAACGCACATCTTGGGGAACCAATACCGCCAAATAATTCTAATATCTGAATCATTGCATCACCTCTAGGAAATCTTCTAACCTCATTTGTCCTTTGCAATTTCCACCGATCGTGGACGGATCCCATCCAACACCGATATAGTCAAGCACTTTCGCCCATCCATAATCGTTCCCATCCTTGTCCTTACACATATGGAACATCAGATAATCCCACTCTTTCGGATTGCTCTCATACAACAGATCAAACCGATGTGGGCGTTTCTCCATGTGGATTCCAAAACCGCACATACTGCATCCGGTACGTTGTGCCTTAGTTGTATAAAGCGTTCCATCCGGCTTTTTCTCAATCGTTCCGTAGATTTCCGGTATAATGCTCGACAGAAACATGGTAGTTGAGCAATCTTCCATCACATTCATTTGCGAACTCTTCTGCTCTGATCTGTGCATATTTTCTTTTATATTCATATGGCTGCTTTTCTTTCTGCATAAAAGATGCAATCTTCTCATATGCTCCGATCCGCTCCATTCTTTCTTTTACTGATTCCATTTTTTTCTCGGAGTAAAGAGCTCTTTCACGCTGGCCAGCAAACCTCTCACTCCTTTCGATTTACTTCAAAATTTCATCTAAGCAGGCATTCCAGCCTTTATCAAATCTTCCATTATCACAATAAGCAGGATGATTTGCTTTCTCCGGCAGTTCCCGAAGTGGACACCAATCTGGCTTTCCAACGTTATATGCATCTTCTTGTGCCACGCCACATATTAAATTTAATATTGGATTGTCTCTTTCAAAAAAACTACAAGGACAATCGGCGCAACATTCCGGCATATCCGTCACCAATACTGCTTTAGGCATCTTCTATTCCTCCTATTTTTTATACACTTTCCATGCTTTAAAGCTATTTCCTTTAGGTACATCGCAAAGCCAATACGTTGTACGTGTTTCTCCATCTTCATCAGTTCCAAAACCATAATAAATATAGGCTTCTTCTACCGTTAATTCGTTTACGTTACACCCATATTCTTCCGCGCCAATTTTTAAAGCTTCTTCCTTGTTGTATTTACTCGCATTGAAACCAAGTGAATCGTCGTCTCCGCAAAAACAGTCATAATCAAATTTACTCATATTCTCACACTCCTTCCGGCTTCTCGCATCGTTCAAATTCAATCACCCACACCCAAGGTGAGGCATTCCAACCGTAGCGGTCAAGATCGGACTTCTTGATGGTAGAATCACAGAGTCTTGAAAAAGCATATCTTTTTTCTTCTCCATTCAACACATGAGGATATTCCACCTCTACACCCTCTCTGCAAATCTGCTCCGATGTGATTTCCTGCAACCGCTCCACCCTCACATCCGTAACCTTAAGCCAGATACGTGCGGCTTCTTTCGGCATGTGGATGGATGGTTTCCACTTTGTAACATCGGCAATGTCATTTCTTTGCCAATCTTCGTAGTAATAGTATCCGTTCGGTGCCTTTTTCCATGTTTCCCGGACATACAGGATATCGCCCGGCTCGCAAGGCAATTTAAAAAATTTCTCTCCATACCCATCTGCAAATGTACCTCTACACGATATGTACCCTTTAGGTGTAAAAGCGGTATATCCCCATACTGCATCATCAGGAATAAAGCCTTTTACAATTCTTCTCGTTGCATCTTTTCTCCCGTCCAGAATCGCCCGAACCATTTCCGTATTGAATAAAATCGGCTTAATTGCCATCTACTCCACCGCCTTTCATGATCTCGATTGCATGCTCATAACTTCTTGCTTTCTCTTTCCCCAAATTACTGTCGTATGCATTCTCCCAAAACTTTCTCTCATTTTCCAACTGCTCCACAACCTTGTCCGGATCATAGGCGGTCGGCATATTGTTAATCACATCTTTTACTGCATCATAATCTTTCATGCTTTCAAGACGTCCACTTAAGTTGTCTAAAACCAACCCAGCATCAATCAGTCTTCCCATCATTCGCCCTCCTGTTCCAATCTGTAGTTGCTTTCGTTCGCTCGTCTTTCCCTGTTCTGATCCCTCCGTCCTGATCCATGTACATCTCACATTCATAGCTTTTTGGAAGTTCTGTTCCGCATTTCATACATTTGATTTTGAACATTACACCAACAGCCGAATGTGATGACTTATTTGTAGTGGTTAAGAACATTGCTTTTCCACCGCAGAACGGACATGGTTTAAGGCTTTCACTCATTCTTCATCGCTCCAATCAAATTCAATTTCTTCTGCACTATCAACACCTAACTGCTCACACTTCGCTCTGGTAGATGTACCGCCGGAGTGGTTTGTGCCTATAAGAAACAGTTCCTGTACAATGCTAAAGTATGATTTTCTAAAACAAAACCTCTCTTCCTCGTCAAGTTCCTCAATCGCATCCTCTCCATGTTGCCATCTGTACCATTCTGCAAATTCATTAACCATTTCCTGCATAAGGCTGATACAACATTCAAGAGTGTGCTTTTCATCGTGGCTTTCCAATTCCTTATTGACGTTCTGCTTCTCCACCGCCGCCAGGCATTCTTCCGAAGTGCCGATTGCGCGGTACTGCTTCAGTTCTTCCAAGAGTAACACTTGTCGGCATAGTTTCTCGTAATCTTTTTCCTTGTCATAATCAATATCCACTAATAGTTTCTTATCCGCCATCACGCATAGTAGCTCGTACCAGCTTAATCCATGTCGCCTTGCTAATTTCTCCAAAGTCTGTCCATGATTTTCCATTGCCTGTTTTTCATGCGGTGCAATTAAATTCCAGTCTATAGATTCATTTGTTCCTAAAATTGGGAATTTTTTCTCACTCATAACCGCACCTCCAACAGCTCCGGGTTGTCAAACTTATTACCAAGAACCTCATAATCCAATCCACCAACAGATATATCATCTACACATTCATCGAGCGTCATAGGAAAATTACAGTCAACTGCTCTTATATCAAATCTTGCTTTGCATTCATTCCATAAAACTACACAGCTTCTGAAAACTGCACCTCTCTTGATATGACCGTCAACAATGTCATTCTCCCAGATCAGCTTGCCTTTCTTGTCCTTAAGTCCGGTGCACTGACAGATAGTGGCTTGATCCACTTCAATCATGCCCGGGATATCATTAAACATTCCCCATAAAATATATCTTTTCTCCCAGATTCCATAAAGATATCCACACGCCCACACTCCGTTATCAATCCGCTTTCCACGAAATAAATGTCTATTCTCCATCCTTCACCTCATCTAATCCATCCAACGCATAACAGCCGCTTAAGCCTTTCAGCTTTACGACTACGGTTCCGCATACACTATACGGCTCACTTGTAACTTCAAAAATCTTGCCTTTATTTTTCTCTGACACATAGTATTTGTCGTTCATTACTACTTTCTTTCCTTTAATCATTGATTTTCCTCTATTTCTTTCAGCTTGGCTTCGGCTTTTTCCACTTCCATTCCGGCAAGACATCCGCTAGCATATGCATCCTCATAGCACCTATCTATTGCTGTATAAAATTCATCACAAAACAATTCAGTAAGAGGGCATTCCGAACACTTGCAATTTTCATGGTGGCATTTAGTTCTTGTGTGCACACACTCTCTATATTCCGTTTCTTCGATTTTTTCCGGCAACTTGATATACCTGCCCTGCTCCTCGGCATCCTCATAGTCTTTGAGTTTCCGATATACGGCATCTATTCTCGCTTTCTGCTTTTCCTTTTCCTCACATGGCTTACAAAGCCTACTACACCAACCGCATGGTGTTATGTATGGACATTCTTCTCCAAGTCTCATGCTATTCCTCACTTTCTGCCCGAAGCCAATCCAAAACACATGATTTGCAAGCCTCTTCAGGATGAGAACATTCCTCTACGCCCATGTGTTCTATGCAACTTCCAAATAATACTTCTGCCAGCTCCTCGTCCGTCATGCTCCTGATCCGGTCGGCGTTGGTCTGTGGCTTCTTCTGGTCTCTAAGAAACGCACCAATTACAGGCATATCCCTGTCTGCAAAAGAGAGATGCTCACTACTTTTCGCAGAATAGATAACCAAAGGATTCTGTCTTCCAGCTTTACCGGCTCTTAATACCTCATAATGATTGTTTGAGAGCGGAAGTAATTGCCATCCGTCCTTAACCAGCCATTTTTTTAAATTTTCTAACTTACTGATATGTAACACATTTCTTTTTGCCATATTTCTACCTCACTAAATCCGTTATTTTAACAGATACCCCTTTATATTTACCGGTGCGACAATACTCTGCGGTATCAAAAAAACAAATGCATCCATCGTCTTTTTTTTCAAGTGCTATGCTTACGCCATTTCTTACCAATGTATTTTTTAACAACATCAGTACCGCTTCTATCTCCTGCTTGGTTTCGTCTGTCATTTCAACTGTACCCTCCTCTTTTTTCTACCTCTCTTTTCGAATTTATCGCACATTCCTACCGGACAGCCGCGTCTTAATCCTGTCTGTGAATAATATCCACACATGACCTCTGTTTGACTGTGCTTGTATGAGTAAATACATTTACGGCAGTATTTTATGCTTGTCTTTATCATCTCTCCCATGTTAATAATCCTTATTTCACCGCTTTTCCTGTTACAATATCCCAATTTTCATCCTCAATAAACTGATTCCGAATAATCTCATCCGTCAGATAGTGCTCCTTACTCTTTGGCTGCTTGCGCCAATAGGAATCAATGTAATAGGCAACCCAATTCATAAATTCTTCGATTTTGGCATTTGAGAAACGGTAAGAATCTTTTAATGTCGGAATTGTCAGATACATTGTGGAGGCAAGCGCGCTCTCGATATTCCGATCTGCGCCAAGCACTGCCCGTCCATTTTTTATATCTGCCATATACAATTTTTGTGACATTGGGATTGATTTTACCCACTTGACCACATCAATTTTCTTTTTACGGCAATATGCCATCATGCTCTCGCTCGTTACCGCTTCGTCATCATCGTCCTGCCAAGATTTCCGACGCTCAACGGTTTTGCTATAAAAATTCGTGACCTGCTTAAACGTCATATCAAACTTGTCATACAAAATGGCTGTAAAAATATATCCCATGTGATTCGCGATATTATCTCCTAACTGACATTTTGCTAATTCCTGCTTATAAACAATCGACGGAATTAACCTCTGTCTCTGCTGTACGTTATGCATTTGTTCACCTTCCTTGTATTTTTTATTTTATATTTCCACCCGCCATCATCTTTTCAATGATTTCCTCCTGCATCCGCTCTGCGATATGATCCCGGACTGATTCTTCTGGAAATGCGATCTGATATGTCCGCTCCTTGATCCGGTTCGTGATCCGGTCATCATACTGTAGTGTCTCCAACGGATCATTGCTCGTAAAAATAGTCACTTTCCGGTTTATGTAACGTTCATTGATGATCTGATACATCTTATCGTTGATCCAGTCCGCTGGTCTCTCCACTACGAAATCATCAATCACAAGGATGTCTGTGGTGTAGAGCGCGTCCATAAGCTGATTCTCACTGTATTTTGTATCTCTCTGCCATGTATTCTTGATCTCTTGCAGGATAGTCAGCGACACCGCAAATTTCACTGCATAGTTTTTCATCAGCTCATTTGCGATTCCGGCAGCAATCCTCGTCTTGCCGCTTCCCTTTGTCCTTGACCAGATATACAATCCCATGCCTCTTTCCTTCTGGCTCTCAAAATCATCCAGATAGGTTTTTATGATTTTACAGGCATCTGACACCATCTTTTTACTTTCCTGCTTCCTGTACACATCCATTCGAAACGATCTCAGATCCATCCCACGGAATGCCTCCGGTATATCTGCGAATCGCAACCGCCTTGACATGACCGCTTTCTCACGGCACTTACACGGTACTGCTATTTCAACTCCGTGTTTTATTTTCAAGATCCACTCCCGACCTTCGCAAATTGGACACACATCAGAATCCTTGGAAGTCTCCGGTGTCTCCGCATTCCTGCATAAGATCGTTGAGTGATTTTTCATGCGTTCCAGTATCTCTTCCAACTGATCCATCGTTCTCTCCTTTCAGGTACTGCATAAACAAGTTTTCTCGTAAAAAGTTCTCCGGCTTTTTAATATACCGCTCTGCTGTTTTCTCCCGTCTGCATATATCTGCATAATTCTGTGCGGCCAATACCAGATCATCTTCCGGTACACCATCCAGTACCGCATTGCAGTATTCAGTTTCAACAAGACAGCCAGTGCACCGTTTCGGATAGACCGCGGCAAACTCTGCATACCGTTCCACGGGGGATATAGGGGGTGTATTTTGTTTATGTTTATGTCTTTGTTTATTAATAGGTTCACTTTGTGGTTCAAACTGTGGTGCAATTTGCAGTTCACTTTGTGGTTCATCTTGTGGTTCATTTTTACTGTAATTTTGAACCACAAGACTATTTATTTTATATTGTGCCGCAAGATTACCACCGCGCGATTTCCATTCGATGAACCCATCTGTAGCAAGTTTGTTTCTCGCTCTCTTTAATGCTGATGCATTTAATCCAGACCGAAGTCCAAGGACTGACGAGGCTACCGTAAACGTATCTGGCCACCCTGCTTTATTCGCTATGGACATTAACGCATGCCATAAGGCGATTGCAGTGTTGGGCTGCGGGTTTAGTTCGAGCCTGTCGTAAAATGCTTTTATCTCAGCTAAATAGTTCAAGTTTCCACCTCCCGAATCCGAACTTCAATCCGTGGATTTTCAGCATCTATACGAAATTCATCAGAGAATCCACAGATCTGCTCCCAGCCATCATTTTTTAATACATGGCAGTTAACTAATGCATCCTGGATCACTTTTCTGCCGAATGACGATATATTGTCCAAATCACGCCTTTTATTCTTTTCCACCCACAGATATTCCATAAATACTTTTTTATTGATATTTACGTCTCTCAGGCACTTTCTGATGCACACAGAAACAATAGCTTCATTCTGCTTTTTCATCTCTCCGCCTTTATATCTGCTTGCCTTATCCGCACGGATAAAATCATTCAAGTTATCCAGTCGTCCCGGTATTATCAGTAGGTACTCCAACTTCTCGCCACCTTTCAAATGTCATTTTCATGTTTAAACGTTTTTTCAGTATCGCTCTGGCACGGTGCAGCTCTTTTGATAGATATTCATCCAGTTCTTTTTCATCTACTGGATCTCCCGGAACTGGTCTGTAATATCCATTTCCAACATTGATAATGCAGTCATCCTTTGTATTTGCTGTCTCTATCTGCTTTCGCAGTTTTCTATCTTCAAATGGATTATAGAGTCTCGGTAATGGTTTCAAATGTCCGCAGGGAATGTCATTTATTGTCTTCATTAATCCCCTTTCTTCTCCGGGACTAAACCCGGAGATAATAACCAGCTTCCAATAATTCGTGATATATTATTTTCTGCATGAATAGGTTTCTTTCTGCCATTTGGCAAGGTGTTTCAACCCTATAAATCCTTTACAACAATTCCATAGACCTTATACATCTCTCTGAACCGGATCACTCCAAGGCTGTGTGCCAGTGTGTGGTGTTCTCTGCACAAACAGATTTTTTTATAACTGGAATCATCTACTTTTGTCCTGTCATTACCCATTCCGATTGCATCCTCATGATGAATCTCTCCATCTTTTCCGCAGATTGCACATTTTTTGTGTAACAGGCAGTAGTAAAGATATCTTCCTATGTCATCTGTACGTTCTATTGCATTGTCAGAAAGCGGTATTCCGTTCTCTAGGGCAAATTCCAGTATCGTGTTGATAAATTCCCTCGCTGTGTCCATAGAACAGTTGGAAAGACTGAAATACGCATCACCGGTACGCATCATATGCTGATACTTCAATATCTCTTTCATTTCTTCCGGAAGATATCCTGTCCAATCTGAAATGTCTCTGATAGTTGCATATGCTTTTTTTCTCTGCTCTGCTGATATGTGCCTGCCATCATCAAACCTGATCTCGGCATTTCTAATTTTCTTTCTTTGGAACATGTCCCCAAGCTTCAGATCTGGAACAGATACAACCAAGTCTGTTCCGTCTTTCCGCTCTCGGTATTGGTTAATCTTTACAAGTGCGTGCATTAGTTATCAACATCCTTTTTTCTGACATCATAAAGAAATACTCTGCGTTTCAACGATTCATTTCTAATGGATAATGCAACGATCTCACCATCTTTAATAATAATTTGTTCAACCTTGAACTTATCGTATGTGCTCCACTTATTATTTTTTTGTATAAGTGCAACATCCTTTGCAGGAATCCATATATATGGTGCAGTGTAAAGTTCTCTTCCAATTCCCCAGTTAAAGCAAGCACGCTTGAAAGAATCCGATGCCTGTCCTTTTTCTTTTTCCGTATATGATTCAGTTCCTACATCCTGCTTCCATACCCAATGATCGCCGTCTTCTGCCGGAAAATTAATACCTACATTGCAAAAGAGATTTCCATTAATTAACTCATGTTTTCTCTGCCATCTCTCTGATCCTACAGATTCGTCCAGAATGCGCATATCACATCTGGCATCTTTATAAAGTAAAAGGCTGCAACCTTTCTCATTTACGGTCGCCACTCTGGCATCAATCTCTTTTTCTGTTAAAGCTCTAAATTCCATTATTTCTCCTCCACAATTCTGCTTGCCCACATGTCAGCAAAATGTAACAACAGATACAACGGCGTTTCTTTACCGGAAATATCATATTTAAACGATCCATACAGTCCATTATGCCAAAGGATAGCCTGCTCTTCTTCCTCTGTAAGCTTGATGAATCTTTCAGCAATCGCAATACTTCTCACTTCATGCGGAATATACAGAAGTTCTTTATTTATCTCATATGGTTTTGCTTCTGACTGTACCAATGGATATTCTCCATTTTCATCCTTTTTCCGGCTCTTGATCATATTAGGTACATAGTTTGGTTTTCCATAATCTCCCATCTTTCCAAGATCATGCAGCAAAGCACAAATGATAATGGCATTATGTGTTTCATCCGGTAAAACTTCCGATCCTTCCGCCAATAAAAATGACATATCCTGCATGATTCCGAGGACATTCCAACTATGTTCTGCTAAACCGCCCTCTTTTGCCAAATGGTTAGAACCCGAACACGGAGCCGCAAAAAATCCATCATTTTTCATGGCTGCAATTAAATCTTTCATTCCATCTCTTTCAGTGGACATAAGTTTTTCCACAATTAAATTTTCAAATTCTTCCATCTTTCTTTTATCCTCTCTTCCTCTGATTCAATATCTGCCAGCTCTTCACGTCTGGCTTGTTTCTCATATAATCTGTGGCGGCGTTCTCTGTCCCTCTCGTACTCTTCGAGCATATCGAGACTGTCCGGTATGTAATCACTGTACATTTCCTACCTCCACAGACTTAAACAATGTACCTGACCATTTCCGTTTTCTGGTCGTCTTCAATAATGATTTCCAGAAGATTTGTGTCTAAGGTAAATATTCCATGAATATTTCCGTCTGACGTAAGTCCTACACTTCCATCTCCAAGACCAAGGTTTTCAAGTAATTCAGATAAATCCTTAAGTCCGTCAATTAACTTTCCGGCATCTGTTCTGCATAATCTAGTTGCTGGCATTTAAAAATTCCTCCATTTCCATCTGTCTGAAATCTGTAGATAAAACCATGCATCTGACCGCTTTCTCTTGCTGTTGATTCATGTACTGTTCGTCCCGGCATTCTTCACACATGTTTCCTTCGCCGGGATCTAAACTGCATCCACAGATTCTGCATTTTCTGTAAATCACAAAATCACGCTTTCCAAAAATTTAACTATGTGTTACAATAAACGCAGAAATACTTTTGTATTCCTACGGTTAAATAGCACCTGCGTTCGCCAAAACATTCATGGTGCTATTTTTTTGTCCTCAAATTCCCCAAGGAACTCTACATCAGCATCAAGCTTGTCCTTCCGGCGGATCATGTTAAAGTCTGCTTTCCGCTTTTCTTCCCGGCGGTTCTCCACATCCATGATTGCAACTCCAATAAGTGCAACCAAAGCTCCGAGAGATATTGCAATCAGCAGAAAAACATAATAAATTCCATCCGCATCGAGCATTCCACCAAGAAACAGGATTCCAAGCCCTACCGCTACAAAAACTTTTGCCACATTTTTCATGATTTTTTGTTTTCCTCTTTTACGATCTCGTAATCACATTCGCTGGAAATTTTTATTTTTTTATTTTCGCTGTCTCTGGCGATGGAGTTGCCCCACATATTCTGCACCGTGGAGTTGCCCCACATATTCTGCACCGTGGAGTTGTCCCTCATATCCTGCACCGTGGAGTTGCCCCACATATTCTGCACCGTGGAGTTGTCCCTCATATTCTGCACCGTGGAGTTGTCCAACATATTCTGCACCGTGGAGTTGCCCCTCATATTCTGCACCGTGGAGTTGTCCCACATATCCTGCACCGTGGAGTTGCCCCACATATTCTGCACCGTGGAGTTGTCCCTCATATTCTGCACCGTGGAGTTGTCCAACATATTCTGCACCGTGGAGTTGCCCCTCATATTCTGCACCGTGGAGTTGTCCCTCATATTCTGCACCGTGGAGTTGTCCCACATATTCTGCACCGTGGAGTTGTCCAACATCGCTTTCACGTCTTTTAGCATATTTTTGACTTTGCATCGTTTCAACCTGTAATATCCGCTGCTCAGTTCCTCGATTTCTTCATCAATTCTGACGTGTTCTTTCCACCAGTCCTTGACAGCTTTTCTAAACTCATCAAAATATCTATCCTTGTCGTTCTCGAACCATTCTGGCAAAATGTCCTGATCCACGTTTTCTTTCCAAGTGTCTGGATCTGTCCACCACTCTTCGTTAGGTGGTAAAAGTTCCACTCTCACGAAAACACGCATTGCATTTTCTATGTTGTCCTCAATTCCAAGGCTTTCCAGTAAATCACTGTGGCTGTCGTTTGCTCCCTCTGCTATTACACAACGATTTTTCAATATCAATCCGCTTTTAAATCCGCACATTTTTCTTTCTACTCTCTTTCAAAAATGAATCTAATTTCGGTCGGAATATCAGATATGTGTGTCTGATACCGTCTGACCTGTTGCTACACCATATACACACTGTTTATTCATGATGCCTTGTCCTTAACCACAAGCTTAATTCCTTCCTGTCTTTCGTAAATCTCTAACAGAATGTCCATAATCTTGGCTTTCCTCTCTGGTGTAATTTCCATATCTGCTTTGTTCATAGGAATCTCCTTTCTCATTATTTAACGCTCCCACACATGGCAATCTGCTTGTCAACTTCCGACTGTTTCTTTGAGATTGCCATACCATCCGCAACACCGAGAATGTAGTTGAAGTTTTCTTTGTCCAACTGTGATACTATTTCAGCTAGTCTTGCAAGGGCTTCTTTCTGTTTTTCGCTCATTTGCTCACTTCCTTTCTTGTTTGTACTTTGTACATTATTAATATAGCACTATGTACATATTTTTGTCAATACTATTTTTTGTACAAAGTACAATTTTTTTATTTACTTTTTTAACATGTTGTAGTATATTATTAATAGGAGGTGAGAAAATGCAGAACCGATTAAAGCAAATAAGAAAAAAATTAGGTTGCAACCAGAATGAATTTGCAGAAAAACTCGGTATATCAGTTTCCAATATATCTAGCTATGAAGCAGGAAGAAGAAATCCGTCTGATGCTGTTATAAATCTGATATGCGAAAAATTTAGCGTCAATAAGGAATGGCTAGAGACCGGAAACGGCGAAATGTTCATTCAAAAGACAGAGAATGAAAAGATAGCTGAATTTCTTGCAGATGTACTGAAAGCCGGAGAAGACGATCAGATGTACAGATTCATAACCGCTATTTCAGAACTGGATGAAAACGACTGGAACGCAATCCGGAAGCTGGCAGAAAAGCTTGTAAAGAAGTAAAAAGAAAGACAAGGGCAATGCGCAAACCCTTGTCTTTTTCTTTTATCTTAAAAACCTCTTTATAAATGCATATATGGTTCGGAGATCATCCTCGTCCATGCACTTCTCTATTAATTCTATTATTTTCTCTTTAAGCTCTCCCATATCCAATACCACCTTTCTATTTGATACATAAAGTATACGAACGTATGTTCGAAAAGTCAATAACGCATCCATTTGTTTTTTATCCTAAACTTTCATTTTGCAAAAAAATGTCATAAAATAATGACAAAAATGTATTGTTTTATAATCATTTTGCTTTATAATGATGATATCAAAAGAAAGGAAAGGTATAAACGTATGGAACAAAACACAAAATTCTGTAAGCATTGTGGAGAGAAGATTGATATTGATTGTGTAGTATGCCCTAAGTGCGGAAAGCAAGTTGAGGATATTAAGAATTCAACCACTGAAAGTATAATTATCAATAATAGTGCTAATTCTTCTTCTAGTTCTGCAGCTCCTGTTTATTCGAAAGCACCAAAAGCAAAAAACAAGTGGGTTTCATTCTTTTTGTGCTTGTTTTTAGGATGGTTTGGAGTTCATAAATTCTATGAAGGGAAAATTTTATTTGGAATTTTATATTTATTAACTTTTGGTTTATTTGGTGTCGGAGTTGTAATTGACCTTATATTAATTATATTGAAGCCAAATCCATATTATGTATAAAAATTATGCCCCTCTAGCAAATGAGGGACTTTTTTTAAAGGGAGTTAAAAATGAACATAGCAATTTATCCAAGGAAATCAAAAAAAGATGATAATTCAGAATCAATGGAACAACAAATAGACGATTGTAGAAAGTACATTAATAAAACTTACCCTGATGCAAATATAATCGTTTATTCTGGCGATTATGCGATCACAGGGCATAGCACGGCAAAAAGAAAGGACTTTCAGCGCATGATGGATGATGTCAGAGCTGGAAGAATCAATGCAGTTGTTATTATGAGATACGATCGTATAGCAAGAAATATGAGAGATTTCTGTAACCTCTATCACGACATGGAAAGCGCAGGATGCAACTTGATATCAGTAAGTCAGCGGATCGATACTTCCACGCCATACGGAAAGAACTTCATGTACCAGATGGCAAACATGGCAGAATTAGAATGGGCGATTATATCTGAGCGATACAAAGACACCGCAGCTTATAAGATCCGTGAAGGGAAAGCTTACACTGGCAGAGTGCCTATAGGATTCAAAATAGAGAAAATAGACGGTGTAAAGAAAGTCGTACATGATAATGAGGAACAGACAAGAGCTATATTTGATTATTTATTAGCAACCAAAAGCAAGCGCGGCACTGTTTTATGGGTACGTGAAAATTTAATTCCAGACTTCACACGTCACAAATTAGACTCAATGATCAAGTCAGATTTATATATTGGTAAAGTAAGGGAAAATGAAAATTTCTGCGAACCTTATTTTACCAAAGACCAAATGGAAGAAATAAGAAGTGTCAATCAGATAAAATACGCTCCGTCCGGTCATATATATTTATTCAGTGGATTATTCCGTTGTCCTATATGTGGCAGAAAAATGGCAAGTTTTTACAGTATAGACAGGAAGACCAAAAAGCACCGGCAATATCAACGATGCTGGTTTGGTGGAAATGAGAAATTGCACAAAACAAAATTAGTGTCAGAAGCAAAAACAGAAAAATATCTTCTTGAAAATCTTGATGCAGCATTAAAAAATCTTGAATTTGATGTAAAAAAAGAAGCAGGTAAACCAAAGCGCAATTTGAATAAGAAACTTAATGATGCAATAGCGGAGCGTGACAGACTGAATTACCTTTTTGAAAAAGGAAGAATTGATATTCCAGAATACGAAAAGAAATACAGTGTCTTATCAGAAAAAATAAACTCCATAAATGAGGAGTTGTCAAACAACAAAGTTGTAAGGATTGAGGAATTTAAGAAGCAGATCCCGGAAGACTGGAAAGAACTTTACGAACAA